CGCTGGCACGCGCTTCACTGCAAAGCGCTAGAGAGATTAGAAGCATCGAAAAGACTGTGAAACGGTGCGTTATTTGCATGGGTCATGTGTTACCATGCACGGGAAGGTAGTCAAGGCGCATCCACGTTCAATTTGGTCCTCCGTTCGTCGCGATAGGCATTTCCGGTTGACCGCCATCCCTCGGGTATGGCGTCACTCGAATGGATGGAAATTTACCGCTCCTACTCCCCTGAGGAGTTGGAAAGCGAAATCACAATGCTCAAGGCCCAGGCCACCCTCTACACGAGTCAGAGCATCGGGGAAAAATCCCACACCAAGGATCTGGTGATGGTTCAGAACCGGCTCCAAGCCGCCATCCGCGTCCGCAACGAGCGGGTCAATCTCCACTCCAATCCCTCCTTCGGGGTTGCCGATTTCTCCAACGGGGTGAACTGAAATGAACTTACTCGATCGAGCCATCTCCTTTGTCTCCCCTGAAGCCGGTGTCCGTCGCGGGGTCGCGCGCGAGCAGTTGCGACTCTTCGGCTACGATGCCGCCCTGCCCGGCGTGAAGCGCGGCCGCTCCGGATCCGCCCAGAAGAACGCCTCCAGCGAGAACTGGCGCTCCGCCCGTGACCGCATCGCCCTCATGTGGGACGCGCGTGATGTGACCCGCAACTTCGCCATCCTGCGCGGCATGGTGGCGCGCATCACCCAATACGTCTGCGACGGAACCTCCTACATCTCCCAGACGGGTGACGACCAGGTGGACGCAGCCTATCAGAACTACTTCAACTCCTGGGCCAGAAGCGCCGACCTGACCGGCCGCCACAACTTCGGTGATCTTGTCACGATGGCCTTCTGGGCCATGCTGGTGGATGGGGATCATGGCTGGAACATCCTCACCCTGCCCGACTCCCGTGGCGTCCAGCGCATCCAGCTCCAAGCCATCGAATCCGACCGCATCGGCAACCCCTACAATCCCGCCGAGACCAACCAAGGCAACAAGATCGGCGGCATCGAGGTCGATGAGCAGGGTAGGCCCGTCCAATACTGCATCTACAAGCGGAGCCGCCTCACCGTCCAATACACCCACGAGCAGGACATCCCAGCCTCCCAATTCATCCATCTCTTTGATCCCCAGCGGGTCGATCAGTATCGCGGAGTCACGGCCCTAGCCACCGCCATCGCCCCCGCCCGCGATCTCTATGAAATCTACGAGTTCGAAAAGCAGGCCGCTAAATGGCAGGTCGGCCATGCCGGTGTCATCAAGGTAGCCGATCCCTTCAAGAACAATTCCGTCTCCCAATGGGACGACCGCAAGAGCGAAACAGGAACCGGCCCCGGCACGATGGAGATGGTGCCGGGCAAGATCCTGCGTCTCACCCAGGGGGAGGATGTGACCTTCAGCCCAGGGACGAACCGGCCCAACGGCGCATTCCTCAACCTCGTCCAGACGATGATCAGGGAAATGTCCATGGGCATGAACATGCCCTACGGCTTCCTCTACGACATGAGTACCTTCGGAGGCCATGCCAGCCGTATCGAGATCGCCCAAGCGCAGCGGTGCATCCGCCGCTACCAGAGGCTTCTCAAGGAGCAGGCGCTGGATCCCGTCCGTGATGCCGTGCTGAGTCTCGGCATCGCCCTCGGTGACATCCCATCCCACCCCTCATGGCAGAACGGCCGCTGGGGATTCGGATCCTCGCTCTCAGGCGACTACGGCAATGACACCGCCGCCAATATGCAGAAGCTCCAGATGGGACTTGTCACGGCCAGCGATTTGATCAGCGAGACGGGTCAGACTTTTGAGGAAGTGGTGCGCCGACAGGCCACCGAAGTCCAATACATGCAGAGGGTCGCCAGCGAGACGGGTGTGCCTATCGAACTCATGAGCCAGCGTCTGGCCGGTGCGACCGATCAGCTTGCGGCCATGAACACACCGCCCCAGCCCCCCTCCGGCCTCATGGAGACGGGAACCGATGTCAAACCGCTCCTCGACATCCTCAAGAATGTGGGTGAGGGGATCATGGATCGCCAGAGCGCCATCACCTCCATCGTCTCTCTCTACGGACTCAATCCCGCCGAGGTGGATAAAATGGTGCCCGAGCAGGGCAAGAAGGAAGAGCCATCAGTCAAAACGGAGGAAGAATAATGGAACTCAACGACACAGCCAAAGCCGTCTGGAGGCATTACTACAAGGGGGCCAAGAAGGTTCTTCGCTCTACCAAGGGAAAGCTTGGTGGCGATCTTGAGGGCTACATGCCATCTGACAGAAATCGCTCGAAGTTTGGCTTGGTTTGGAGGGGAACGCACAAGGGCGAGGTCGAGACTATTGCCGAAAAGGGCAGTTTTAAGAGCAAGTGGACGAACCCCAATTTCCCCAATCGTCCGCGCACCTATGTCGCTGGTAGTGCTACCAAGCCAGAAGCATACGCCATCACTTCTGCCGCCCATCTCGGGGGGCAGTCGGATTCCACGGGGTTTCCTTCCTCTGTGGGAGGGCTCTTGGAGCGGGAGAAAAGCCTTCCCAATGCGCGTATTTACGGAATCGCCCCTCATGTAGAGCGCCGTGCTGACCGAAAGGTGAGGGGTTATGTTGGGGACTCCGCCGCAACAGCCCCTATTCGTGGAGGGATAAAGCGCAATGAAGTCCGCGCTTTATTGAAACCCACGGCGGTCCAGGAAGTTAAAAACAAATGGGGTGAAGTCAGAGACAGGAGAGTGCTCTGGAAACCCACGCCCCTTGGCGACATCCAGAAGAAAAACTTCGCTAGGTTGACGCAGGACCTCAAGGGTATGAAGCAATTCCAGTCTTACCATAAGACTCCGTCAGAGGAGCGAGGCGATTTCATCAAAGCGGGGATCCTCTCTGCTGGCGTGGCCGGTGGCTTGGGCATCGCAGGGCTGGCCCTCCGCAATTCCGTGGGCAAGATCGAGCGCGCCGAGATCGCTCGCAATGCCGTCAATCGGGTCGTGGCCGCCCAGCGAAACTCCAAGGCCGCCAGCGCGGTCAATCCCGCAGTCCAAACCGAGGCCCAGGATGCCTCCATCGCGGCGCAAAAAATCAGGGAGAAAAGAGTGGGCTCGCTCAAAAAGCAGGACAAGGGATTCACCAAGATGGTCAAGCAGGCCAAGAAAAACCCGAATCTGTCCCCCCTTGAAAAAGAGGCATACGCCAAAGGCCATGCCAAGTGGCGTGAAAAAAACTCACGCTACACGGCATTCGAGACGGCAACTGTCATCCGCCAGAAGCGCGACACGCTTTCCAAAGTGCGTGACGCCGCCCAGCTTGCCGGTGGTCTCGGGGTTCTCGGCGCGGCCGGATACGCGGGATACCGCGCCCATGGTCTCTACAAATTGGGCAAGGCAAACATTCCCAAGATTGCCGACACCATTAAGGATCATGTTCCAGCTGTGACGGCAAAGGCGAACGACCTGATGCATACGGCTAAAAGTGCCGCCGCACAGCTTCAATCTGCAGCTCACACCGCCCAAGAGAATGTGACCAACTCTACGGCTGTTTATTCCGACATTGGAAAGGCCTACAAGGCCGCAAAGGGGGGTCTCTATAACATCCTGAATCCTCGCAACACGCTGAGGGAAATCAAGGCGGCTTACCAAGCGGGTAGGAATGGCCAGAAAACCTATCCTACCGCTCCTCGGCCAAAGTGGGCCCTATCCGCCAAGCTGATGCTGCGCGAGTTTGCCGAGAAGAAGAAATCCCACAATATCGCCCGTGCGGCCGCCATCGGCGGAGGTGCCTTGGCCGGTGGCATTCTCGGCTCGCGCACGCTTCCCCGTCTGATCTCCCGGGGCCGCCCGATGCGTGAAGGCGAATCGCTTCTAGGAAAGGTCGTTTACAGCTACCAGGGCAAGACAACCCCCGCCGAAATCTATCATCTCCCCGATGGCAAGAACCTCAGGGGTATCCTCCATCGCGCTGGCAAGAGGGGCGATCTCACCGGCAAGATGGCCCGTGGGGCCATGAAGGTGGATGATTTTCTTGGGATTCCCCAGCGTCATTACGCCGTCGGTGTCGGCTCCGGTCGTGTCGCAGAGGTCTCCAAGACCCATGGCCGCCGCATCATCCCCGAAGAGAAGCTGGGCAAGATCATGGTCGATACCGAGGGAACCATCCTGAAGGATCCCCAAGGCCCCCGCCCCCATGTCGAAGGGGGCCTCCATACCAATGCCAAGGAGATCGAGGGGATGAACAGCCGCTACGAAGCCGCCCAAAGCGATTCTCGCTTCAAAAGGGGATCCATCAATCCCGCCACTTGCAACAACTGCGAAAGCTATGCGCGCGGTATCGCCGGTCAGGGATTCCGCTCACGACAGGTCTCGGCCATCTATGGTGGTGCCGCTGGTGGTGCCCTCCTCGGAGGAGGTGCGGTCGCCGCGCTGACCCGTAAGAAAAAGGAATTCGATTTTGAAGTCACCGAGGGTGGCGTCCCATTCACAGGGAAGATCGCCCGTGACCGCTTCATCAAGCGCATCCACGAGGATGACCTCAACCGCCGTGATTCCAACATGGCCAAGGCCGCCTTGGCTTCCGGTGCGGCCGGAGCACTCACGGGATCAACTTCCAAGTCCAGGCTCATCCGTGCCGCTCTCGCGGCAGGAGCTGGTGCGACTGGCGTGGCTGGCATCCGCCAGATCACCCAGCGAGACATCTACGGGGAACGCTCCCGAACCGGCAAGCGTGCCGAACTCCTTCCTGCCGTCGGAGCCGTCGGAGCCGCAGGGGCCATCCTTGCCAAGAAAGCCAAACTCTTCTCATGGGAACTCCTACGCGCCGCCGAAGAGCGCATGAGGCAAAAGCGTCGCTATCCCTTTCCCACTATGAAAAAACAGCCGACTCCGGCCCCAAATTGGGATGAAGGTCTAGCCGTCATCCGCGCCGTCAGGAAGGCAACCGGCATGGATGGTCCGCCCAAACATCCCAAATTCTTCGAGGATAAGAAATCGCTCAACCCCTATCTCGGTGCCGCTATTTCAGGGGGCCTCTCCGGAGGATCCCTGGGTGCGCTCTCCATCCTCCGCAAGGGGACATCGCTCCGATCCGCCGCCGCATCGGCTGGCAAGCTGGGCGCGGTCTCCGCTGGAATTGTCGGAGGAGGTGCCCTGATCGGTAGCAAGATCATCGGCAATCCACGCGCCGAAGAATCGACTCCCTTCACCAAGCGCGCCGCCATCGGCGGGGCCATCACGGGATCGGCGGCCGGATTGGCAGGCGGTCTTCTCCTTCGCAAAACCCGTGGAGGTGCTCGTCTCCTTGTCGATGCTTCCAAGACCTGGCGGCCTGCGGTCGCCATCCGAAAGGCTCCCATCGCCGGGGCAGTCGGGATCGGCACCATCGGCGGCGCTCTCTACGGAGGCGGCATGGGTGCCGACGAGGGCCAGCAGGTGGACACAGTCATCAACCTGAGAAAGGACATGAAGAAGTCCAAGGAATTCGGCTACCAGAATCAGCCGCGCCGCGCAGGAACGGCCACTTACATGCCCGATGGGACGACCAGGTGGACACGCGATCGAGGCACCTTCGCCCAGCCAGTCCGCGCAAAATTCGGCTTGGAAGGACCGATGATGAGAATCAGCTCGACCACCGGCAAGCCGACTACTCCTGGCGATCCCGATGGCATCGTTCCCGCTTTCACTCAGGCCCAGATGGTCAGGGGCTTCTACAACAAGGGCAAGGAGATCAACAAGTGGGGCGGACGTGGTGCCGGCCTGCTTGGTGACGCTGGCAGCGTGATGGCTGGCCAAGAGAGGGCGCGCGACGCATCCGGTCGGGTCAAGAAACGGGAATGGGAAAAGAGTTGGTTCCGCAACGCCGTGGGCTCGGCCGCCGCCGCCGCTGGTCTGGCCGGAGCCGCCTATGTCACAACCAAGACTCCCTTTGGGCAAAAACACATGCTCCCCAGGTTGAGGAGTGCGGTCAAGTGGGGCGAGAGCAAGGGGGTCAGTCTCCTTGCGGCCAAGCTCAACAAGATCAAGCAATTCGATGATTGGGCCGCCTACCATGGCTGGGATGTCCGCGATCCTCGCGGCCGCTCGGCACGGGTCTTTGCACCTGGTTCCCGCGCCCGTTCACGCCGCGAAAAGGAATGGCATGAGAAGAAAGAGAACCGCGAAACCCTTTACAAGGCCGCCGTGGTGGGGGCGATCGGCCTCGGAGCCGCCGCAGGATATGCCGGAACCCGGATGGCCGGTGGTCTGCCCGTCATTCCCACAGCCGTGAAGGGCATCTTCAAGGCCAAGCCGATCAGCGTGGAGGCCGCCGAAGAACAACTCAAAGCGGCCAAGGTCCGCGCCAACGCCAGCAACATCACACCCTTCCCTGGAAGGTAAGAATGAAAATTTGGAGAGTTGGTTGAAGGAATCTGTGGCAGATAAGCAAATTACTTACCCGTTATGGGTCGTTGCGCTGCCTCTTGGTCAAATTTTTCCTTGTAGTTGTATTGCAACGGAACGTTAATGGTTTGTTTTATATAGTATGCACCCCTTATGAAACGTATACAATCCTCCCCCAAAGGTTCATTTGCCCATGCAGTAGTTTTATTTTGCAGCTGCCTGCTTATATCGCTTTATTCGGCCACTGCGGATTCTTTTTTAACACCATACTTAGGATCATATTTGTATTCTCAAGAAAGCACGCCTGTGTATCTCGGCGAGATAAGCTCCAGCGGTTTTGGGGATTCAATATTGAACACTTATTCATACGGAAACCAATATTCATCCACGAGCATTTTTAATTCATTTTCTACTTACGGAAGTTCCTACTCCTCATGGAGTGCATTTTCAACATATGCAAACAAACCGCCTGTAATTGTTAAATTCGTGAATGGGAAACCAAATATTATTGGATATCTAACAAAAAACACAACAATTACAGATGGCATTGATACTGACTTGGTTATATGGGGTCTTGTTGCTTTAAGAGATTGGTCGTTTTACAGCAGCTTCTTTTACTGTTCAATATACTCTAGCTCATTAGCACCCAATGGATCTGTTTACTTAGGTGAAACTACTCCGAATAGATCGCTTTCGCGGTCTATTATTAATCCAAACGGGAGCTACGGATCTACCATTTCACAATCAAGTATTTATAATGCTTATGGAACCTACGGATCCCTCTATGGTTCATATAGCGCATACAATTCAGCGGCCTCCTACCCCCCCGCGCTTCTTAGCCGAGAAGGATTTGTATTTAAAGCTTATCTTACTAAAAACACATCACTAACTCCGGCAGTTGATCCCGATATACTATGGGTAGCACTAACGATCGAATCCACGTCGAGCAGCCAGCCAACGCCAACGCCAACGCCAACGCCGACCCCGACTCCGACCCCGACCCCGACCCCGACCCCGACCCCGACCCCGACTCCGACCCCGACCCCGACTCCGACCCCGACCCCGACTCCGACCCCGACTCCGACTCCGACTCCGACTCCGAC